GATAGAGAAATAACTCTAAAAAATTATATTTATGATATTTATTTACAATTATTAACAGAAGCACAATATAAAAAAGAAGTTATGCAATTTGAAATGAGATATTGCTTCTTGAAATTTGACACGCCTTTTGATAATATTTTAAATAAAGATGTAGAAGATTTTGATGTTTACATAATTAGAAGTGATAAAAATATAAATTGTTCGGAAAGTAAAACCGAGGCTAGTTATTTTTATTACTTTAAAAAAGGCGAAGTTATCGATATAGAAACAGATTTGGTTATTGAGGATTTATCTGATTATTATGATAGAAAAATAACAGCAATCGGTTTTGGCGGTGTTTATAATTATCAGAAAACAATATTCTCGTGTGTAGACACTTCTAATTATTCGATATATTTAAAATCTAACATGAATTTTGAACGCAAGGATATATTTACAACTGATACAATAGCGACAAATGGAATACCACACAATTTGAAACCGTTTTCGACAGAGTTTCATACGATTATAGATGGACACGGTGAAAGAAAAAATCTTATTTATCCAGTTCTTTATTCAATAGGCTTAGGAACGATAAAGGGACAAATGGATGAAGAATTTGTAATAGGAACAGATATAGATATAATAGAAGAAAGTAGTACAAGTTTTGGATTTAATATCAAAAAAGGATTAGAACCGACAAAGTTTCCGAGAGCGTCTATTTATCCGAGGTCTAATCTATATCCAGTAGCTTTAAAAATAAATAAAGAAATCCACCCTCACAAAAGGTTATATTCTGGAAGTGGTATCGTTCCGTTGCTTTCAAATTATAAGTATATAATATACAAATATAGATATTATTATTTTGACTCATTTTTATATGATTATGTTGATTTAGATAAATATTTTACAATTAATTTGCCAAACGAAACAGATGGACTATTTGAAATAGTTACAAAAGTTGAAAGGAGTGATGTTTAATGGCAAAATTTACATGGCAAGATGGTACGCTTGTATCAAAAGCCAAAGTTGAAATAGGAGGGACTATTTACGAAGTAGACCCAGAAGAATATTCTGGGGCAACACCTTTAAGTGCAAGTAATTTAAACGCTATGCAAGATGGAATTTATGAAGATATTGACGAAAACACTGAAAATATTGAAAAAATGAAACCCAAAATTTTATGGACTAATTCTACACCCGGAAATAGTTTTAGTGAACAAAATATTCCACTATCTTCCACAAAATATGATTTTTATGAAATACTCTTTGCTTGTACATCAACAGCAGAAGATTCTTTAAGAGTTGTTTCCAGTGGAAAAATCAAGAAAGGGTACGGTTCACGTTGCTCATATTCTTATGCTGGGTCTGGTGGTGTAAACGTAAAATCGAGGGTTATAGATTATATAAGTGAAAGTAGTATTAAATTTTATGATTGCTTTAGTTCTGTCGGCACAACAGCATATTCACAAAGTAATAGTAATATGATACCATTACAAATTATAGGATATGATTATAATTTATTTAGTTAAAAGGAGAAAATATGAAAAAAATTAAGAAAATTAATTGGAAAAATGTTTTAGAACGTGCATTGTGGACGTTCGCGCAGGGATTTATTTCAACTATGGTTATTACAGGCTTTACTAAAGAAGAATTAAAAGCCACATTAATTGGTGGCTTAGCTGGTGGGTTATCGGCTTTAAAAACAATAATTATGGAGTTAAAGGAGGGATAATATGCAAATAAGACAAATGCTAGTAAGCCCTAGCAAATATAATATAAAATGCCCGTATCACATGAATCCGACTAGAATAGTCGTTCATAACACAGATAACGATGCAAGTGCAAATAATGAAATAGCATATATGATTAGAAATAATTATGAAACATCTTTTCACTTCGCCGTTGATGATAAAGAAGTTGTTCAAGGCTTGCCATTAGACAGAAACGGCTGGCACGCATCGGACGGCAACGGTAAAGGAAACAGAGAGGGTATAGCTATCGAGATTTGTTATTCTTTATCAGGGGGAGACAGGTTTTTAAAAGCTGAAAGAAATGCTTGTAAACTAATTGCTCAACTATTAAAAGAAAGAGGATGGGGGATAGACCGAGTTACTAAGCACCAAGACTACACAAATAAATATTGCCCTCACAGAACTCTAGACATGGGTTGGGAAAGATTTTTAAATATGGTACGTGAAGAGATGGGACAAGCTCCAGCTCCAGCTCCAACTCATGACTATACAGGGGATATTACTTATCAGTCTTACGATAACGTGAAAAAGCAGTGGCTTCCGGAGGTAGTAAATGATCGTGACTATGCAGGAAATTTAGGGAACGGTTTATGTGGTTTTAGAGCTAAGCCAAAATATGGTACTATTTATATGCAAGCCCACTTGATGGGCAGTAGTTGGCTTGGTACTGTAACATCAGACAGATATGCGACAAATTCTATGAACGGTGATTCTTATGCTGGAATATTTGGTTATAAAATTGATGGGATAAAATTATGGAGTACACGTGGTTTTGTAGAATATAGAGTGCATTTAAAAGGCGGAAACTGGCTTCCATGGGTACGTAAGGCTGACGGAACTCCAGAAGGCTATGCAGGAATTTATGGATTCGAGATTGATGGTATACAAATGCGTTAAATTGTGATATAATTAAAATGTACTATTTAATAATAAATTATATGTGAAAAAAGTCTTTGAAAAATAAGGCTTTTTTTGTTGTGTAAAAAAAATATTAAAAAAGTATTAAAAAAGTATTGACAAAGTATTTTAAAAGTGTATAATAGTAAGTAAAATGAGGGAGGAATGAAAAATGAATTTTAAAATTAAAGATGACTATGTAAACATTTTTTGGGAGGAAAATTGGTATTCAATGAGTATTGAAAATATCAGATTATATTTAGGATTAGAAGATGATGAAAAAATAACAGAAGAAATTATAGAAAAATTTATGAAAAAATATTTTTAGGAGGAATAAGTATGAAAAAAAGAGTTTTAAGGAAATGGGTAGTTTATCTACTTGTAATTTTGACGACCATTGAATTTTGCATTTTAACAGCTGAATTTGCGAGTTTACTCGTTCAAGGTATATTTATACTAATTTGCGGTTTTTGTGGCTATATGAACGTAAAAATAATAAAAAAATGGGGTTTTGTAGAAAGGTGGCTAGATTAATATGTATTATTGTAGAAATTGTAAGATAGAGTTTGAAAACCCAAAGGAAGAAAAAACCACTTATGAAGACTTTTATGGAATAAGCACAATGTTTTCAGATTCTCATGAATGCACGATAAAGACGTGTCCGCATTGTGGTAGCGAAGAAATAGAGGAAATGGGAACTTGTGACAATTGTGGATATCCATGCAGGGATATAGATTTGACAGACACTGAAGAATTATTTGGTGGTGGTGTCGGCAATTTGTGTCCAGATTGCATGAGAGATTTAAGGGGGTGATGATATGATCGTGGCAATTGCTATTTTAAGTTCTGTTTTGTGTGTGTTATTAATTTTACTTTTTATCTTTTTAAGGCTTTTAAAAAAAGGTTGGATAGAGATAGGAATACCAACGAAAAATAAAGATAACATTATTTTACAAGAGCTTGAAAAAGAAATAAAAAAAGATACAGAAAAAGTATTGTAAAAATATTGTTAAAATAGTATAATAGTATTTGAAAGGAGGCAAGTATGAAGTTTAAAGAAGGTATATATATCCATTTTTTGGTAGAAAAAGAATTGAAAGAACAATTGCAAAAAGAAGCTAAAGAAAAAGGTTTGCCATTAAATGGATATATCAGAATGATTTTAAATGCGAGGAAAAAGTAATGACAAAAAAAGAATATTTGGAGAAGTTAAATAAGGCTTTCGGTGATTTTAAATTTTTCGAGGAAGGACATTATTATAAGTATAAAGGCAAAGATGTAGGAATATCTGTAACACGTTTTATAGAACAATATGCACAGGAATTTAAGCAATATGAAATAGCCGAACGTGTGGCAACTCGTGACGGCAAGACAGTTCAAGAGGTTTTAGATGAGTGGAAATATAAAAATGTATTCGCCTGTAACAAGGGTACAAACGGACACAACTTCGCTCAAAGTTTGTGGAACGGAGAAGAATATCAACCATTATTATTTGACCAGTCAGACAGCTTTAAAACGGCAAATAATAAGATATATGAACAAGCAAAAAACTTCTATAACGATTATAACATTAGATTAGAACACTTAGCTGACGAATATATCGTTGGTTCTGAAGAATACGATATTGCAAGTGCTATTGACCATTTGTTTATAAACAAATTGACTGGTGGCTTGGTATTAGTTGATTATAAAACGAACAGTTATTTAAGTGGTTATAACAAAAAAGCATATTCTAAAAAAATGAAAGTGCCTTTGCAACATTTGAATGATGACGCTATACATCATTACTATATACAATTATCAATTTATAAATATATTGTAGAAAAATATACGGATTTAAAAATTGAAGATATGTTTATTGTATATATGAGTGAAAATATTAAAAATTATGAGATTATTGAAATACCTTATTTAAAACAAGAAGTTACAAAAATATTAGAGAATAGGAGAGTGAAAAATATGAATAGTGTACCAATTTTATTAATAGGTGCTTCTGGTACAGGGAAAAGCACAAGTTTAAGAAATTTTAAAAGGGAAGAAGTTGCAGTTGTCAATGTGTTAGGTAAACCATTGCCATTTAAAAGTGATATAAAAGCCCCAAAGTGTGATGATTATGCTACAATATTACAAGCTATTAAAAATACAAAAAAGAAAACAATAGTTATAGATGACGCAAATTATTTAATTACAAATGAATTTATGAGTAAATCAAGTGTTAAAGGATTTGATAAGTACAATGAAATGGGTAATAATTTCTTTAATCTTATTAATGGGATTAAAAATATTGAGGGTGGCAAAACGGTTTACTTAATAATGCACGAGGACACAGATGAAAACGGAAACGTAAAACCAAAAACAATAGGTAAATTGCTTGATGACAAGGTAAATATTCAGGGCATGTTTACAATTTGCATAAGAACAATGTTTGACAATGGCAATTATATTTTTAGGCTTAAAACAAATGGACAAGATTGTGTTAAGACACCGTTCGGTATGTTTGAAAGTGAAACGATGGAAAATGATCTAAAAGAATTTGATAAAGTAGTTAGAGAATATTATGAATTGAATAAAGAGGAGATAAAAGATGAAAATAAAGATTAGTTTTATGAATATGTCAGATTTGGCTGATATACTTTTAAGAGAGGGTTACAAATTAAAAATTGAGGCTTATAATGAAGAAAAAGTTATTATGGAAATTTTAGAAAGTGAGGAAGAATAATGAAAAACAATAATGAAATAGAATTTGATTTAAAAATTAATAATCAGGAAGAATTGGAAAAAACAGCCGATACACTTGAAAGAATTGGGGATGCAATGCCAAATATAGTTGTCAGAAATAATCAAAATGTATATTTTACAGTAAATAATTGGGTTGAAAAAGACGAAAAAGAAGAAAGTGTTTGGAAAAATGAGGAGGAAAATGAATAATGAATTTAGGATTTGATTTAAACGATTGGAACAATACAGAGGCAAAAGAATTTGGCGAGTATGAAAGATTAGAATTAGGGGGGCATGAGGTAGTTATTAAAACAGCCGAACTTTATGAAAACCCTGTATCACATAATAAATCATTAAAGGTTACTGTGGATATAGCTGGGAATGATAAACAGGCTGGATATTTTCAAAAACAATATGATGATAATAATAGTGCTGACAAAAAATGGAGCAATGGTGCTACTAGATACATGAGCTTAAAAAAAGAACACCTTGCTTATACTAAAGGTTTTATAACAGCACTAGAAAAATCAAACAGTGGATTCAAGTTTGATACTTCTAAAGGCTGGGAACAACTTGTAAATCTAAAATGTGCAGGAGTATTTGGTTTAGAAGAATATGAAAAGCAAGACGGAACAATCGGAACATCTACACGTTTAAACAATTTTAGAAGTTTAGATAAACTATCAGAAATTAAAATACCAAAAGTTAAATTACTAAACGGTGGTACAGTCGATTATGAAGAATACATGTCAAATAAAAACAACAATAATATTGAAAACGTATTCGGTGATGATGCTGTTGTAATAGCTGATGATTTCCTTGAATAAAGCGACTTTAAAAAAAGTTGCTTTTTTTGTTCGAAAAATGTTTACAAGGTGGGTAAAAGGTGGTATAATTTAATTACAATGTAAAGGAGGGTAGAAAATGGAACCGATTTTAAAGTATGTTAAACACGCAGACAAAGAAAAAAATAGAATTATACTTCCAAAATTTGTTATTGACAAACATGGTAGTGATTTTTATTTAGAAGTTTACGAAGATGGAACTATGAAATTAATACCAATTAAGAAAGGAGAATAAAAATGTATTATTTAGGACTTAAATATGACCCAGATCCATACAATCTTGAGTATCTTGATTTTTATTTTGATAGCCTTGAAGAATTATTTGATTTTGCAAAACATATTTTAAAAATTTCAAATTATGAAATGAGTATTTTTAAACGTGAAGAATGAAATAAAAGGCTTTACTTTTTACAGAAGTTATTACGAAAGTTTAAAAAATTTGAAAGAAAATGACAAAAAAAACATCATAAATGCGATGTTAGAATATGTTTTTGAGGATAAAAAACCAAATTTTAGAGGCATAAAAAAAACAATTTGGACGTTAATTGAGCCTAATTTAAACACATCTAAAAACCGTTCAAACACTAGTTCTGGAGCACCAAAAGGTAATAAAAACGCTTGTAAAGAAAAACAATCAAAAAACAATCAAATAACAATCAATGACCTCTATGATAAAGATAAAGATAAAGATAAGGATAAAGAGGGGGATATATCGATTGAAATTCCCACCAGCCCCACCCCGGTTATTGAACATGCTATTTTTCTTTTTCCAAATTATGATGAAAGTGATTTAGAAAAAAAGGCTAAAAAGTTTTTTAAACACTACAAAGAGAAAAATTGGAAAGGTGTTAATAGTTGGAAAGACAAGTTGGAAATATGGCTTGATGATGATATTGAAAAAGGTGAGATTAAAGAAAAAGAAGAAGAATATATTGACGAGGCTGGATTCAGACATGTGAACGGACGGAGGGTGTTCTGATGTTAAGTGTGGCAAGGAATAATAGGCTAGAGATTGAACGAGAGTTTATGGCTTTGGTTTTGAATAAAAATGAGGTTATCGAATTGCTCCAGATAAAGCCGAATTGCTTGGCTGATTTAAGAAATAGGAAAATGTTAAGTTATGCGATTGAGTGTTATAAAATTAATGGAACTGTGTTACCAACGAAGATAAAAGAGTTACATGAGGATTTTGATGTTGATTATTTTGTGAAGCTTTTAAATGATGTGATGTGGTATCCGAATAATTGGAAAGAGCAATTAGAAATATCGCAGGATAGTATTTTGAAGTTTTACAAAGAAGATGTTATCAAAAATTTGAATGAAAAGTTAAAACGTGGCGAGATTAAATATGACAAGTTTATGGAGAATATGAAAAAACTTGATACGATCCAATTGATAGAGAATGCAACCGAGTTAAGCAAAAAGGAAATATTAGAAAGCATAAACGAGGAAAAAGCGAGAATAAATCTTAACCGATTTGAGAAGTTGAATAATATTTTAAAGCTAGTGCAGGGCGACTTTTTGATTATCGGAGCAACTACTGGAGCAGGTAAATCTGGGTTGATGATAAATTTGATGGCTGATTTAATGAACACATTTCAGTGTATATATTTCAATATGGAAATGAGCAAAAGCACGATATACAAAAGAATTGTATCGGTAAATGCAAATATTAAAGTGTCGGCGGTAGAAAAACCGCAAACGGACTATCAAAAGGATATTATTGAAAATGCTTTAAACAAAATAGAAAATGCGAAAATGATTATTGAACACAAAGCTAGTAACATGACAGAGATAAAGTCTACAATCGCTAAAATGAAAGACAAAGATAGGCACACGGTAGTTTTTATCGACCATTTGGGATTGGTTAAAATCGATGGTACAAAGTCGCTTTATGAACAAGCCACCGAGGTTGCTAAAGAGTTAAGACAGATTTGTTTAGAGTTTGATTGCACGATTATATCGGCGAGTCAATTGAATAGGTCGGCTTACGATAATAATGCTAAAATATCATTATCGATGCTAAAAGATAGTGGTGAATTGGAAAATAGTGCGAGTAAAGTTTTATTGCTTTATAAAGACAAAGACGCAAAAAAAGAAGATTTAATGCAAGATATGATTTTTGATATTGCTAAAAATCGTGATGGATATACTGGAACGGTTAATGCTGTTTATGACAAAGAAAAACAGATTTTTAAAGAGAGGGGATATTAATATGTATTTTATAAACATTTACGACAAAACAACGCAAAAGTCGTAGCGTGAGGATTATGATAGTTATTATTTGTTTAGAAAAAGATGTGTAAAATTGAAATATAGTAAGAAATTAATAATAACAAGTAAGAGTAATTACGCAGAATAGCCTTAATTTTAATTTTTATGGGGCATAGAGCTTCAAAAATATAAAAATAGTATATTTATATGTTTTAATTAAAAAGTCGCTTAAATGGGCTTTAAAATAGAAAATAGGAGATAACAAAAAAATGGAATATTGGTTACAAAATAAAACTGATGAAGAAAAGGCAAGAATGCTAGAACGTTTAATACATTGTGGAAATTTAAGAACGCCACCATGCGTTAAATGTGGAACGATAGCAGGTTATGCTGACAGGAAAACAATAAACGTGTCAGTTTATGGAAGAAAAGGACAAAAGACAAAGAAGTTAGCCACATTATGTAATAATTGTTATTATGAATTGTTAGATTATTTGGGCGTGTGTGATGTTGATTTTGGGGAGATGAACTAATGAATGATAACATATCAGATTATCAAAAAGAAAAAACAGTGAATGATTTGCAAAGAGAAACATATATACATAAAACATTATGCGAATTACAAACGGATTTGGTAGTTTGTAAACTTTTAAAACAATTTCACGAAGAAGCTTTAAATCCTCTTGAAGAATGGAAAATATATTTAGAAAAATTTAAAAAGGAGATAGATAATTTATATGAAAGAATTAGCAATAAACAAGTTAAAAATATTAATAAATGATTTACAATTTAATCAAGAAAAAGAAAAAAAAGAAGGTAAAAGTTATTTTACAACTGAATTATTTGCTATTAGAGTAAAAGAAATATTAAAGGTGTTAGAAAGTGAATAATATTATAATTTGTGATACAAGAGAACGTAAAAATAAATCAATTCTAAAATATTTTGACAAAGTTGGACAAGATTATATCGTTTCAAAATTAGATTATGGCGACTATAAAATATTCAAAAAAAATGATGTAGTTATTGATAGAAAAGACAATTTATTGGAAATTGCAGGAAATTTATGTCATACTTCTGAACATGATCGTGTTCGCCGTGAAATTTTACGAGCCAAACAAGACGGTTGTAAAGAGTTTATATTTTTAATAGCCGAATCGAAAATCAAAACTGTGGAAGATATTAAAAATTGGACATCTCCACATACGAAAGTAAAAGGCTCGACTTTATTAAAAATTATGTCGACTATGTCTAAAAAATATGGAGTTAAGTTTATAATTTGCAAAAGAAAAGACATGGGGAAGAAAATAATTGAATTATTATCAAAAGAGTATTGACAAGATATTATAAAAGTATTAAAATAATATACAAGGAGGGGATGATGTGGAGTTAAACGGAAATTACGTAGGAAGAAAATGGAAGATAACACTTTATTATGAAAAATGGAACGATATAAACAGGAAAACTGTTATCGTTCTCGGTGATTTTGTTGACGTCTTTTATAAAATTAAACACGAAATGGACAAAGAGTATTATAGTTCATTTGTTATTGAGGAGGTTTAAATTGGGCTACACAGAACATTTCAACGAATTTTGGATACCAATTTTAAAAAAGCAATATTTTAAATTTAAGCTAATGAATGAAAAACAAGCAATTATAGAACTTGAAGATAACATTTGGAAAAACTGGATTTTAAGCCAAAATGAAAAAAAAGAAATTTTAAAAAAGATTAGAGGTGTAAAATAATGGAATATTTAGAATGTTATGAATTAAAAATAACAAACAAAGAAACTGAACGTGATATTGAAATGGAAATTGAAGATTTAAAAGCATTAAAAGAAATATTAGAAAGTTTTGATGAAACTAAAATTGATTTTGAATTACATAGGAAAGAAAAAGAAAAGGTTTTAAAAATAAAATTGTAGGTGATAGATATGTTGAAAATAAAAGATTTTGTATTAAATGATGAAGATTTATTTGGTTATTATTGCAAAATAGAACAAAAAAATTATATTAGTGAAAATGATTTTCATATTTATAAAGTTATTGGAAGGTTAAATAGTAATTATTATGCTGACGTGCCTGTAGATGGTGGAAACCTAGAGCCTTATAAACATGATGAAATAGAAGAAATTGTAAATGTTGTTCATTGTGGAATTATGGAAGATAAAATTGAAAGATATAGATTAAAAGATGTTGAATTATTAGAAAAAATAGACGATTAGAAAGTTTTGAGGATTAAGGTATGAAAAAATGTGAATATTGTAACGAGGAACAAGACAATTGGGCAGATAAATTTGAAGGAGTTAAGCATTATAAAAAATTTATAGCAGATTGTGAAAAAGATAGAAAATTTTATCATCGCGGGACACACATTTACAAAACAAATGGCATAGCAATTTTAGATGTTGAAAATTATCAATATATAATTAAATATTGCCCTATGTGTGGTAGAAAATTAAGTGATGATTAAGTTATTTAGGAGGTAGATTATATGGACTATCCATACAAAGAAGGTTGGTGGGAAACAAAAGACCATCAAAAAATGAAAATAAGTGATATGGAAACATCACATATAAAAAATACAGTTAATTATTTAAAAAGAAATACAAAATTTTATGACGAAGTAATTAATTGTGGTTATGCTTCTGATAACGATTATATAGAATATGAGTATATAGATAATTCACATTTAGTTAAAAAGAAAATTGAAGAATTAGAATGTGAATTGAAAAGACGTGAGGTGAAATAAATGACTGAAGAAATAAAGGAAATATTAAATGGACTATCAAAGAAAGCATCAATATATAAAATGCAAATAAACGAAGGGATGTCATTTAATACTGATGAATATGAAGCAAATGATTTATTAAATTACATAACGAATTTACAAAAAGAGAATAATTCTTTAAAAGGTAATATAAAAAGATATGCAAAAAAAGTAAAAAATCAGAGAGTTGAAATAGATGGGTTATTAAAGCAACGAGATAAGATTAAAATTAGACATATTTATTTAAAAAAAGATTTAAAAGATTATAAACAAAGAAATGAAAAAGCCGTTGAATACATAAAACAAACAGGTGGTTATATTGAAAATATTAATAGATTTAGAGTTGATTTATATGAACCTTTATGTTTGGATTTATTAAATATTTTAAAAGGTAGTGATGAAGAATGATATTACAAGTAATGCCGATTATTATACCACACAGAAGTAATAGTATTAGTAGTTGTTTAGATATTCCAGAATGGCTAGGAATTGGATTATTGATTTTATTAGGACTAATATTATTAGTTATATTAATTGGTTTAATAAGAATGATATTTGATTTTTAGGTGGTGATACAAGTGTTGAAGATTAAGGATGATGTGGATTTAAAAGAATTGGAAAAGTTTGGGTTTACATACAATGATATTTATGGTTGGAGATATGAATATAAAAATAGTGAAAGATTAATTAATAGTGAAAACCCTATTCTTGCACCTTATGAAGATATAAATATTGTATTTTTAATAGATAAAGAATTGTATATACATTGTAATACACATTTGATTAAAATACCTGATGTTATATATGACTTAATAAAAGCCGATTTAGTAGAGAAAGTAGATGAGTGATAAATGAGTAAAGAAGAAATACAAGAAGCAATAAAGTATAATTTAGATTATTTAGAGGGTAATTATTCTGTTGAGGAAAATTTAAAAGAAACCCAACAAGAACTAGAAAAATACAAAAGTATAGTTGATGAGTTGGAAAAGTGGTTAAAAAAAGAATATGATTACTATGATAAATATGGAAGTGGTCCTACTGGGTGTGCTATGGGAGAGATAAACAGAACTTTAAACAAAATGAAAGAATTAGAGGAGGATAAATAATGCAATATTGGTTATATGCTTTTAAATTGGGAGCAGGAGACTTATTGATAGACAAATATGAAACACTAGACGAGGCTAGAATACAACGTGACAGACTAGACCGTGATGAATATGAATATGCAGATATTGTGGAAATGGAATGGGGTAAAGAACCTAAAATGATAAGTTCTGAAAACTTTGAGTATGAAAAAGGAAAAAAGATAGTAAAGAGGAGACTAAGATGAAAAAATATATAATAATACTAATTACAATTTTAATATTATGTGGTTGTACAAAATGCAATGAATATAAAAAAAATAAATATACAGATATTGAGAAAGAATGTACACATCAAACCCCAGTATCACGAATTTATTACAGTGTTGTATTAAAGAGACCTATGCCTCGAATTGAATATGTTTGCGATTCTTGGCGAGATAAGGAAGTAGAAAGAACAAAATATGTTTGTATAGACAAAGAAAAAGTATCATTTAAAGAATATGTAAAATGGTTAATTAAGAGGTGATAAAATGATAACAAGTATGGGGTATTGGTATTTTGTAAAAGGAAAATGGGTTGCTTTAAGATTTTATGATTATCAAACTTGGATAACAACCTATACAAATTATACTTATGGTATTAGATAAGGAGAATACATGATTAATTTTATATTAGGTTTATTTATAGGATTTACAATAATGACTATTGTAAAGGTAGGTGATAGAGATGAATAAAACAATAACAATATATGAATTATTAGGATTGGTTAAAGATGGAAAAGCACCGAAGAAGATAAAATATTATGATAGGAAATATGTTTATGATGAATATGAAGGAGAAATCGGATATGTTGACAAAAATATATATCCTTACAAATGGTTTGCGAAAGAAATTGACTGTGACTTGGCAAAAGATTTAAATGACACCGTAGAAATAATAGAAGATAATAATAAACTAGAAAATAAAAAGATGTTTAAATTAAATAAATTTGTTCCATCACAAGAATACATAATGACGGATAATGAATTATATATGCTAGATATAGCCAATAAAATTAATGAACTAATAGATCACATAAATAAAATAGAGGAGAAGTTAGATGAATAAAGAGGAAAAATATACAATAGCATTGGCTAGTTTAACAATATTATTGTTTATAGCAATCGTTATTATATTCATAGGTCTTAAAATAATTGAAGATTTAGATTACACTATTGAGATGCATAAAAACACAATTGGGGTTTGCAACGTAGATTTGAAACAAGTTCAAAAAGAAAACGAAGAACTTCGAAAAGAGTGCTTACAAAAACAAAACTTGCAAGAATAAAATTATTATGATATAATTTAATCAGTGGCATAAGCCACACCCCGAATTATTCTTTTATAGATGAGATAGCTATGCTCCTGTAACTACTGTAAATAGAAATAGCATTATTCCTACTAATAATAAATTTTATTTATTCATATATAACCTTTATTTTTTTCAGCTATCTCAACAGGAGCCGAGAGGCTTTCGACAAAAGGACTATTGTAAAGTTCCTTTTTTTGTGGTATAATTATATTGAACAAGGGTTGTTAATCAACTCTCCTGTTCGTTGTGTATATGTATATGTGGTAGTCAACTACATGGACTATATCGTATAGTGTCGGCTATCGGTAAGGATGGTGGATATAGTCTTGGGATACGATTGGTGAGAATCCAATCTTTTTTATTGTATTTTTCACCATTTTATGATACAATTTAATTGTAAACTGGAGGGGAAATATGGGGCTTGATATTAATCCAAATTGGAGCTTTAAAGAATTAGTAGAACATATCTGGGCGTTAAGGGACGAGTTCGACCGTCTTTTAACGTCTTTTTCTTACTTTGATTTACATAAAAAAGTTACCTTTTTACGAAACACACGCAACGCCATTTATTCACTACCTTTTGAAGAGTGGCGAAAAGATAAAATTTGGGACTATTTTAATCATTATGAATACTACACAACACTTCGTGACATGGCAGAACGCATGAAATAGACAAGTTTTATTTTTAATGTTATACTTTTAATGGGAAAATTAGGGGGCGGTTTATATATCTTCAAGGTACATTAAAACACAACTTATCCGTGATTTTAAGCTCCAGAAAATTGGCATGGATTTTATGGGCTATGATTTTTCGGTTCGAGGATCTTCGTATCATCATTTGAATACCCCTCGCCGACTCGGTGGGCTTATCACCTACGAAAACGGTGTTATTCTTATGCAAACGACAGCCCACGATTATTTGCATACAATCGAGCGTTACGACATGGATATATTCAATTGCATAACTAAAGCCATGCAGAATGAGAAAGAAAAGGAACAAATAGATCTCGATGATTTGCGTTATATCCGTGATTGTTTAAAATACTTTGAACGATATTACGGTGGCTTACAAACCAAAAAAGGAACGCCAGTTGTGAAAGAAAGATATATAACCCGCAGGAAATTATAAAGATGGTGATATAATGGCTAAAATAAATGAATGGCTCGAAGAAGATAAACTTATATTACTTGAGGGATGGGCTAGAGATGGTTTAACTAATGAACAAATAGCTAATAATATTGGAATTGATGAAAGAACGTTATACAGATGGAAAGATAAGGAAAGCCGTATATGTCAGTCCTTAAAAAAAGGCAAAGAAGTTGTGGATTTTGAAGTCGAGAATGCTTTATATAAAAGAGCTTTAGGATATACAATACAAATAAAAGAACAAAAATTAGATAAAAACGGTTGCATTCATGATTTAATAAAAGATATTCATGTTCCAGCGGACACAACAGCTCAAATATATTGGCTTAAAAATAGGAAGCCTAAAGAGTGGCGTGATAAAGTTGTTGTTGAAAATGAAAATAATGGAAGTGGAGTGTTAACAGAATTAGTGGAGGCTTTAAACAATGCAAAAAAGTCTTGAGGAGATGTTAAATCCAAAACAACTTGATTTTATGACTGCTAATGACAAGCGTGTTAACTTATTGACAGGTTCTGTTCGTAGTGGAAAAACTTATATATCGCTTTTAAAATGGGCTATATTTGTTGGAACTATGTCAGAGAACGCAGAATTTTTAATGACAGGTAAAACACTTACTTCTTTAAAACGTAATTGTCTTGGTTTATTGCAAGATTTGGTTGGAAAAGACAATTTTAAATATTCTATAAATCAGAAATCAGCAAAATTATTCGGTCGTATCGTTTGGCTAGAGGGTGCTAATGATGATAGAGCCGAAAGTAAAATCAGAGGTATGACATTGGCTGGGGCTTATGTTGATGAATTGACACAGATACCGGAGGACTTTTATCGTATGTTATTGTCACGTTTATCAATCAAAAATGCGAAATTGTATGCAACAACTAACCCTGATACACCTACTCATTGGGTTAAGGTGGATATTATTGATAACGAAAACATTGATAAAAATATATGGCACTTTACTTTTGATGATAACGAGATTTTAAAAAAGGAAAATCCTGAATATTTTGAAAATCTTAAAAAAGAATATAAATCGATGGGTGAGGTATTTTACTCACGTTTCATACTTGGACTTTGGGTACTTGCCGAGGGGCTTATTTATAGACAATTTGCAAACAATAAAGAGTTATTTTTAAAAGATAAAGCTGTCGATGAAAAAGGCAACCCACTTAATTTTTTAATAATATCAATTGGTATAGACTATGGAGCGACAAAAGGTGAAACAGAGTTTAAAGCCACAGGAATAACACCTTTTTTTAAAGAAGTTTGGACTATTGACGAAATGAAATTGGCTGGGCTATATTCGCCAGATGAAATATATGAAAAGTTTGACGAGTTTTATTATAGATTGATAAATGATTATGGAAAAGTGACGCATTGTTTTGGCGACTACGGAGCTTTGGGACAAGTTTTAACTTATGGATTAAACAAACATTTGCAAGAAAAAGGAATCCCTTTAAAAGTCGATGACTGTGTAAAAGGAAAAATTGTTGATAGAATTTATATGGATAATTTATTATTTGCACAAGGCAGACGTTTTATTTTAAAAAAGTGTATTTATTTACAAGAGGCTTATGAGTTAGCTGTATGGGACGAAAAACGACCTGATGAACGACTTGACGATGGTACGACGCCGATAGACGATTTAGATGCGTCAGAATACAGCATGTTTTCGTTTTATGATAAAATTATGATGAATATAAAAGGAGGATTTTAATGAAATTAGAAGATTTTTTACAAGCTGAATACGGTTATAATCCTGATATTAAAAATCAAGTTCAGAGCTATTATAATCAGTGGTTAAGCTGGTATGTGGGAAACGTTAAAGATTTCCACAATTATTTTATTTACAATGGTAAAAAGAAAGTAAATCAACATAGATACACATTAAACATGGCGAAAGAAATATCGGAGGACTGGAGCGATATTATCTGGAGTGAAAAGTGTGAAATATCCATGAAAGATGAACGTTCGCAAAAGGATTTTAACGATTTGTCAAAAACACTTGATTTAAATGTCTTAATAAACCAGTCAATTGAAAAATCTGGTGCTTTAGGTACGGAGGGAGCTGTTGTTAGTGTTTATGATTTAATATCTAACGAGGACGGCATGTATCTGGACGTATCGGACGCAAAAACAAGGGTGGATTTAGTAGATTTCGACTGGATATTTCCATTAAGCTGGAATAACAAAGAAATAACAGAGTGTGCTTTCGGTTGTATTGAATTTGTGGAAGGGATAAAGTATGTCATTTGTTCAATTCATAAGATAGCGACTGATAATAATTATCACATTTATAATCATTTGTTTGTTGATAATAATGGAAATTTAACAGAAATAACCGAAGACGATGACACCATGAAAGATTTTAACACATTGTCTAATAAAAAATGGTTTACAATATTTAAACCATTGCTTACAAACAATTTGTTCAATAACTCACCTTTTGGAATACCTCACTACGCAAATGCTATTGATAATTTAAAAGCCGTGGATATTTGTTTTGACGCTTTGAAAAATGAAATAAATGATGGACGTAAAAGAACGTTTGTTAGAGCTGATATGTTCAATTATGATGACGGACAACAGAAGTTAGTGTTCGACCCAAATGACACGACTGTTTATCAACTTCCACAAGGAGCTACAAAAGACGATTTAATAATGAGTGATAGCGACAGTTTAAGAACAGCACAGCAAATCGAAACTTTAAATACTAATTTGAATATTCTAGGCAACAAAGTTGGATTTGGAGAAAACCATTATCACTTTGACGGAACTGTGTTAAGTACAGCAACAGCGGTTGTCAGTTCTAACAGCAAAATGTTTAGACGTAAGAAAAAACTTGAGATAGGCTATGAAGAAAGTATTAGAGATTTAATCGAGGCAATTTGTTATGCTTCTACAAAGTTTGGACAATTTAATATCAGTACTGATGACATGGCTATTCAATTTGACGACAGTATTATCGAGGATAAAGAAGCCGAAAGTAATAGGGCTTTGAGAGAAAAATCAGCTGGTGTAATTAGTGCAGTCGAGTACAGAATGAAGATATTTGGAGAAACTAAAGAGATAGCAGAACAGGCGATTACAGAAATTAGACAAAACGATCCGTCAATAAATGATTTATTAGGAACAAGAGGGGGTGAAGAATAATGAAGTTAATTGTAAATCCACACAAAATCGAGATAGACAAAAGCCCAGTAAACGAGCGAGAGATAAATATTAGTAAATGTGAGTTTGTATTTAGTGATGAGATAACGAGCGATTATGTAAAAGAAGCTTACTTTACATTTGATGGGGAAACTTATAAACAAATTATTGTGAATAATGAATGTGATTTTCCGAGCGAGGTTTTAGTTAAAAAAGGGACTGTTGAGATTGGTGTCGTAGCTTTCCTAGTAGAAGATGAAACCGAGATAAAGAGATACAATCCGAGTCCAGCTTATTTTAATACGTGGCAGGGTAGTTTAAAAGATGATTATGAAAACACAGAGCCAATAACTCCGACTGATAAAGAGCAGATAGAACAAGCCATCACAAATTTACAAAATGATGTGGATGATTTAGATGAAAACAAACAAGACAAATTAATTAGTGGTGAGAATATTAAAACTATTAATGGTGAATCCGTTTTAGGAAGTGGAAATATTGAAATTGATTTGTCTGATTATTATACCAAAGAAGAAGTAGACGAAAGTCAAACGGCTCAAAACGTTCAAATTAACGCAAATAAGGGCGATATAGAGAGTTTAAACAATAGATTGACAAATTATTCATTAATCACAGAAACAGGCTCACAGATAGCTTTAAACGTAAATTCTAGCAATTATCAAATGACAGCTATTTTAAAAGATAAAAACGGAAACGTGATTTATACGTCAAATGTTATAGATTTACCGCTAGAGAGCATGATTGTGAGTGCTACTTACGATAGCACAACAAAAGAAATAGTCTTCACTTTACAGAACGGAAACGTTTTAAGGGTAAGTGTTGCCGATTTAGTAAGTGGTTTAGTAAGTACTGATGATTTAAACACAATCCTAGCTAATTATTATACAAAAACAGAAATTGATACACTTTTACAAACAAAAGCCAACGCAAGTGATGTGTATGCTAAAACAGACGTTTACAATAAAACTGAAACCGATACTTTATTAAATGCAAAACAAAATACTTTAACGTTCGATAATACACCTACCGAAAACAGTACAAATCCTGTTACAAGTGGTGGAATTTATGATAGCCAAGAAGAACAAGACACTAATATCGAGTTACTTCAAAATCTTGTAAATCAAATGCCAACAGTAGAAGCAACAGGAACAGATATATCACTTCAAGACGTTCTTAATTACAGGTTTATGAAGTTTGTTATGAAAGGTAATAGTTCTCAATTTAGTACTACTGGAAAGAATTTATTAAATCCTACTATTTCATCAACAACAAAAAACGGTGTTATCTTATCTTACGATGCAACAACACAAGAAATAACGTTAAATGGTACTTGTGATACAAATAATACAACATTCAATTTCACACCACAAAGTAATACTATACCTGCAAATACAACTATTTATTCGTTATTAAAATATGTTAGTGGGTCTTCTACTGGAAAATTATCTTTACAAATATACGATTCTGGATTTAGTAAAAATGCAGGAGTTTCTACCGATAGTGGTTTATCCGCTGATATAACAAGTTCTGTTTCATATAGTTCAGAAACAACATTTTCAGTAAACAGAATTAGAGTAGATGATGGCTCATCATTTACTAATTTGAAATTTAAAGTATATTTGTCAACAGTAGATAACGAATATGAAATATATACAGGTGGAACTCCAGCACCAAATCCAAGCTATCCATATCCAGTTAAAACTGTTACTGGGGAGAATAGTTTGATAATAAGTAATTCTGATAATACTCAAACACAAACTTTTACAATATCACTAGGTTCAATAGAGCTCTGTAAAATAGGAGATTATCAAGACTATATTTATAAAAGTGGGAATAATTGGTATAAAAAAGAAATGATAAGTAAAGTTCAATATCTTGTAACTGGTGGCAGTGTAGGCTCTGGTGGTGGTGATTTTGCCACAATGAAAACTAGAGGTTATCTTTGCAGATATTTTGATATTACAAATTTAAGAGGTGGGTCTGACAGAAGCTTAATTATGTCTAATAGATTTAAAGGCACAAATGCAACTTTATACAATGGTGCAGCATATTTAGATGGAATACAAACAGCTTCATCAGATACTTCTTCAACTGTTTATATAGGAATAAAATTTTCTACAATAGAAGATTATTATGGTTCTGAATTAACAACATCTAACATTCAAACGGCTTGGATAAAATATTTCACTGACCATCCGACATATATATATTTTAGGGTTCTTGAACCACAAGATATTCTAATAACCGATACAACACTAATCAATCAATTAAACAACATATATAACAACGCACACTCATACAATGGAACAACAAATATAACAACAACTTATGCAGACGGAAACGAGCAGATGATAATTGAAGCAAGTGCTTTATCAGATATATTTAAACAAATACAAAGTAATACAAATGCAATATTGGAGATAGGGGGTGATTAATGTGTTTAATTTAAGAGAATTTGTGAAACAAGGACTTTTGAAAGCTATCGGTATTCAATCAGATTACTGGGTAATGCTAACTTCTGCAAACTGGTATTCAAAAGGTGTTTTAACTGATGAAGACATGATAGAAATTCAGGAGGCTATTAATGAAAAAAATATAGAAAAAGAGCTTACAGAAGATATTATAGAAAACGAGGAAAATACTGAAGAAATAGAATTATCTAATCAAAATCAAATTGACGATGGAATCCCACTATAAAGAGATTTTAACTAATCTCTTTTTATGTGATATAATTTAATAAAAAGGTGGTGGCTATGCAAGATAACGAAAAATTAGATTTAGTATTGGAACGATTTTATCAAAGGTTTAATAAATACAATACAAAGGTTTTACAGAAGATAGGTAAAGCTATTAAAGAAATAGGCGAAGTGTCGCCAAGCGAGGTTTATCAATTGGGGCAAGAGTTAAAATATGGTATGGAGCTTGATGATTTATTAGAGGAACTAGCTCGAATAAGTGGGCAATCTGTTTTGGATATAGACACTTTACTCGACCGAGTTGCCGAAGAAAACGTGGATTTTGCCGAGAAATATTATAAAGCGAAGAACAAAGAATTTGTTAATTATAAAAACAATGAGCCACTTCAACGATATGTGGAATCCATAAAGCAGGAAACTTACGGAACGTTTAAAAACCTCGCCAACTCAACCAATGTTGGTTTTACTTTCAAAGGTGCAGACGGAAAAGCTGTTTTTCGACCATTTAGGGACGCATACAGGGACGTTATAGATGAGGCAGTATATAATATCAGTTCAGGTGTTAAAGACTATCAGAGTGCCATGAGAAACGTAATAAACCAACTTGCCGATAGTGGTGTTAAAATCCATGAAGAAAGTGTTGCATATAGAAGTGGTTATAACAGACGAATAGACAGTTCTGTAAGACAAAACGTACTTGATGGCGTCCGAAAGGTTAATATAGGAGTTCAAGAACAAATAGGTAGTGAGATAGGAGCTGATGGTGTGGAAGTATCTTCCCATTTTCCGTGTGCAGAGGATCATTGGCAAATTGACGGACGTCAGTTTTCTAAAAAACGTTTTGAAAAAATAAATTCAACACTTGATAGACCAGTAGGAACTTATAATTGTAAACATTTTGTTTTTTCTATAATTTTAGGAATAGATGAACCACAATATAGCAAAAATGCTTTATTTAAAATAAGACAAAAAAACAATGAAACCGTGGAATATGAGGGCAAGACATATAATAAATACGAGGCGACACAATTACAACGTAAAATAGAAACAGAAGTTAGACGTCAAAAAGACCGTCAGATTATAGCACGTTCTAGTGGCGATAAGGACGGTATAGCAAAAGCACAGGAAAAAATATCCCAACTTACACACAAATACAATGAATTTAGTAATTTAGCTGGACTTGATACATATAAAAATCGTATGTCTGTTACAGGTTATCGAAGAGTTAAAGTAAAATAACTCTTTTTTAGGTATTGACAAAATACTTTAAAAGTATTATATTAATAATGAAGAACGATTTGGGGAGGGATTTTATGAAAAGAAAACGATATAGATGTGCGAATCCGAAACTGTGGGACGTTATTACAAATAATAAAGTCGAGTGCAAGTGTGGACACAAGGTATTTATTCCACATTACTTGGAAAAGACTTATTGTACATGGTGCTACCGAACAGTTTACAGAACGAAAAAATTAGAATTTAAAGACAAGCTTATGAAAAAAATGGCTAAAAACTAGCATTTTACAGTTTAGAATTTTAATGTTATAATCTAATTAGAAAACAGCTAAAGAGAGGGGGTTGGCTTATGGAAATAACGATGGCTATTGCTATTTTGGGGTGCGTTATTTCGGTGGCTAGTTTCGTGTTAGGTCGAAAGGATAAAGCCGTGAAAGACACGAAAGAAGAAGCCTCTGAGCAACGTTTGATTGAATATAGACTAGACCAATTATCTAAAAAGGTTGATAAGATTTTAGAAAAATTGGAAAATCAAGATAGTGAAATTAGAAAAGTAGTTAATGAAGAAATAGAAAAACACGTGTTAAAATTTCATAAAAATTAATAAAAATATGGGGACAGCAGGTTCGAAACTGTTTACCTGAAACCTTATCGAGTAAGGTATTACCCATAATTTTATATATTTCTGATAAGGAGGAATAATATGAAAGAAATATGGAAAAAAATTGAAAATTTTGAAGATTATCAAATTAGTAGTTTAGGAAGAATAAAATCTTTAAAATGGAACAAAGAAAGAATTTTAAAGTATAGAAAAATAAGAGGAAATTATTATAAAGTTTCTTTATATAATAAAAATAAATGTAAAGAAATATTAGTGCATGTATTAGTTGCCAATGCTTTTTTAAACAAAGAAGATTTTAAATTTATGAATTATGAAATGAAAAATAAAATAGATTTAGACCATTTAGAAGTAAACCATATAGATGGTAATAAATTTAATAATAATGTAAATAATTTAGAATGGTGTACAAAAAGTTATAATCAAAAACATTCTTATGATAAAGGATTGAAAAAAATCAGAAGAGATTATAATAATAATTTATCAAAACATATAATTCAATATGATTTGGAAGGAAATTTTATTAAAGAATGGGCAAATAAAAGAACAATAGAAAGAGAACTTGGATATGGTAATGGAAACATAAGTGCATGTTGTAAAGGGAAAAACAAAACTTCTTATGGTTATGTATGGAAATACAAGGAGGATAACAATGTCGATTAAAGATGATGTTTTAGAAACAAAAAAGGAAATTGAGGAAGTAAAAGAAAAAAGTTTCGCTTTAGAGTTATTACAAGACCAGAGAAAAGCTAACAAACGTCTATTTATTATTTGGATAATAACGTTTTTGACTTTGGTAGGTGTGAGCATTTATACAATTTATTTGTTAAATGATATTGGAACGATAGAAACAAGTACGCAAGAAATACAAGATGTCAATACAATTGAAAATAGTGATGTAATAAATGGTGATAAATATGGGGAAAATTAAACAGACAAGAACTAAAACAACCTATCGTAAATCCAAAACAAAGCCAAAGCATTGTCCAACTTGTGGAAAATTTATGAAAAGGAAGTAGGTATATTTATGCTTGACTTCACAAAAGATGAAATAAAAGAAATTAAAAATAAGATATACCTAACAAAAATGCAAGAAAAAATACTAGATATGAAACTTGAGGGTAATTTGACAGAAATAGGTATGGCTTTGGAACTGGGTGTAAGTCCAAGCACAATAACTTACCAATGGAAAAAAGTAAAAAAGAAAATTTTAAAGGTAATTTAAAGGTAAATTCAATAGAACTTAAAGATTTTAAGTTCTTTTTTTATTGTAAAATTTTAATTGAAAGGGAGGGAAACAACTCGAAAAGTAGTAAAACACATTTTGAGAAGTTTTCTTCTTTTTCGTATTTAAAGGAGGAATTTTATGTACGGAAATAATCCTTATTTGGCTAATTATAGCCCACAAGCAAATATAGATAGAATAAACACACAAATAGCCGAGTTAGAAAAAATGAGGTCGCAAATACCACAACAAATACAAACACAGCAACCAACCAATTTAACGCAAAACTTTCAACTTGCACCGAATAGTCATGATGTTATTAAATATGCAAGTTCTATTGACGAGGTGCAACGTGAGATGGTAGTTGGCGACACACCTTATTTTAGTAAAGATATGTCGGTTGTATGGATAAAAAACACCAAAGGCGAAATAAAAGCCTATGAACTAACCGAGATCATAGAACGTGATGAAAAAGATTTACAGATAGAATATTTAACATCGCAAATAAATGAATTGAAAGGAATGATTGAAAATGCAGGGACTATTTCAAATGCTAATGCAACAGAAATTCAATCAAATACCACAACAGATGATGGGGCAATTGGAAACTCAACTAAAAAGAGCAAATCCTCAAGCGTTTCAAAAATATCAAGAAGCAAAAAAGAATAATAACCCACAAGAACTTTTAAATGAAACAATAAATAATTTTACGCCTCAACAAAGGCAACAATGGGATAATATGATTGGAAATTTTATGCCACAACAAAATAATATCAATACCGAATAGGTTTTGATATAGATATTTAGAAATAGAAAAGAGGTGAAATAATGAACGGAAGTAATGGTATTCAACCAACAGTAGAATTAGCTACTACCAATGGTGCATATCCATATCCATTTATATATGGTAATGGTGGCAATAACGGAAGTTTCTTTGGCAATGATGGTATTTGGGCATTTTTACTCTTTGCCATGATATTTGGTAATAATGGCTGGGGTAATGGTGGCTTTGGCTTTGGAGGCGGAGGATTCAACAATGAATATGCTTGGCTTTCTAATGGTCAAAAGGAAATCATGAACAATACTAATAACGGATTTGATACTTTACACTTGTCTAATCAAATTGAGGGTGTTAGAGATGGCGTTTATGGTATATCTAACCAATTGTGTAATAGTACTGCTGATGTTGTATCTGCTATAAATGGTGGTTTTTCTAATGCTGAAATATCTGCCAATGGTAGACAAATGGCTAATATGCAACAAGCTTTCAACTCTGAAATTGCTACTTTAAATGGATTTAACAATTTAAACAATGCACTTTCAAATTGTTGTTGCGAAAATCGTTTGGCTACTTGTCAGACACAAAATATTGTTCAAAACGAGAGCAATGCTACTAGATTTGCCGATGCTAATAATACTAGAGATATTATTACGAATGCAACAGCTAATACACAGGCTATATTGGATAAATTATGTCAGTTAGAATTAGACCAAAAGAGTGAAAAGATAAATGACTTAGAGAGAGAAATTTTGATGAAAGATTTACAGGCTTCACAAGTTGCACAAACTGCTGATTTAAGAGCAAATAACGCAACAGTTGCTAACCAACTTGTAAGCGAACTTCGCTCATGTCCTATTCCTGCTCAACCAGTGTATGGAAACCAACCAATATTTACATATCCTACAAATTATAGTGGATGTGGATGTACAGGAACAAGTCAATTTATTTAAAGCAAATAGTCGATTACGACACGCCTGATTACAGGAACTTGCTAAAAACGTGTATTTACACGTAATTAAGAATAGGCAAGTTGTCTATTCTTTTTATTATGAAAGGAGAAAGATAAAATGATAGAAAGTATTCAAGAATTACCAATAACATTAACAAGCAATACAGCTAAACTAACACTTAGTTCTGACACAATAAGAACTAGAAGTGCTTGTCAAAATAATACGAGAAGTTGGTTATGCCATCAAACAGGAAACCCATTGTATCAAGTATTAGGTAATGGAAATTGTAATTGTAATGGAACTGCAAAATACGAAGTAAGTTTTAATGCTAATGTTAGTGGAGCTACTGCCGGAACACCCGTGGCACTTGCTTTATTTGAAGATGGAGTAATTGTACCCGGAACTACAATGATAGCTACAATAACTACCGCTGGAGATGTATTTAATATATCTTTTGAGAATACGGTTGAAGTGTGTGGCAGGTCTAATGCTACATTAAGCATTGGAAGTATTCCAAGCATACCAGACTTTACTGATTTAACAGCCACAGCAATAGATACTCAAGCTCCAATTATAGCCAACGCTACATTAAGCATAGAGAAGTTATCTTGATGAAAAACAATGGAATAGATATTAGTTCTTTAATTTTGCAAGTGTTAAGTTTAGATTTATTATTTAAAGATTTTAATAATTCTGATTTAATGCAAGAACTACAAATGCAAGATGAGAAATATCTTAAAACAATAATAAAACAAAATGATGAAATAATCTCACTTTTAAAGAAAGGAAGTGATAAAGAATGAACGAAAGGCTTGAAAAGAAAACAGAAGAGTCTATTAATAAGATTTTAGACGAGGGTTTAACCACAAATAATTTAGAAAATTTATTCGTTTTAAAAAAAATAAATCACATGGCAAAGGAGGATGATAACATGTATGGAGAATATGGAAACTATGGTGGAAGAAGAGCTGGATATGATAGTTATGGAAGAGATCACTATGATACTTATGGAAGAGAAAGATATGGAGTTAGAGGACGTGATATGCGTTATAGAGGCGATAACGAGCTTGATAGAATGCACGGCGAATATGAACGCTATCAAGAAAGCCGTCAGAGATACGGAGCTGGAGAAGAAACCGATAAAAGTTTTCACTATATGGTAAAGGCACTTGAGGATTTTATAAAAGTTCTACATGAAGAGGCTGAAACACCTCAACAGAAACAGATATTAAAAGAAACATTGCAAAGAAGTATGATATAAGGTGTATCGTTATTATAATGCAAATGCTTTAAATAAATATGAGGACGATTGTGTTATTCGTGCAATATCTTGTGCAACAGGTAAATCGTGGGACTATGTTTATGATTATTTAAGCGACATAGCTCAATATGAGGGAACTCTGTTTGATAAAAAGAATTTTGTTATTAATTATTTAGACAGGACTTATAAAAGACTTGACGATGTTTATGGAACGGTAGGACAGGTGTCTGGCATGTTTCCAAATAACACTTTATTAATAACAATGCGAGGACATATTGTTTGTTCTAAAGATGGTGTGATATACGACACATTTGATTGTCGTGATAGAGAAGTTGAGTATGTGTGGCTTGTAAAATGAGTACAATTTTGTACTCATGTTTTTGTATGATATAATTATTTTAGGTGATACTTTGAAATATATTATAATGTGTGCTGGAAAAGGTGAAAGGTGGAATAATTATTTAGGAGTGCCAAAACAATTAATCGAAATCAATGGCGAATCACTACTCGAAAGAACAACTAGGCTTTTAAAAGAAAATGGGATAAATGATTATGTTATTACAAATAATGACGATAGTTTTAATGATTATGGGAAAGTAATTAAGCAATCTTATAATGATTGTGAAGTAGATAGATTTGAAGAAACAGGCGACAAAGAAATCTGTTATTTATACGGTGATGTTTATTATACTGATGAGGCTATGAAAACGATAGTAAACACAAATACAGATGGAATATTGTTTTTTGGTAGCGAGATGGAGATATTTGCTATTAAGATTAAAAATAAAGAGTTGTTTTTTAAACATAAAAACAAGGTTAAAGATTTATATTTAAAAAAAGAAATAGATAGATGTATTGGGTGGGAAGTTTATAAAAGTTTGAACGATATTCCACTTGATGGGTATGCAATAAAAGACATTTTTTATCTAATAAATGATAAAACCGATGATATTGATTATCCTGAGGATTATGAAAGATTTATTAAAGAAAGGAGTTCAATATGAAAATAGCCGTTGATAAAAACTCGTGGCAAGTCGCTAAAGATGATGGAAATAAGTATATTTATTTATACGAAGATGAATCATTTTCTGATTTAATGAAAACTAGACTTCATTGCATGGAGTATCACGAATGCGAATTTGTGGATATAAACACCACGGATTATAATATAGATTGTTTTAAAAAATGTAAAATAACAGACAAAGATTGGGATAAGCTTCCTGATAAAATAGATTATAAAATTGGTATAATTATCCCAAATTATAATTATGAACACACGATTGATAAATGTTTAAGTAGTATAGCAAAACAAACGTATAAAAATTATGAAGTTATATTTATCGATGATATGAGTACGGATAAATCAGTTTATATAGCATCGAATTATTATGATAAATTGTCGAGTTTAAAAATAGTAAAACTTAAACAAAAACGATACAATGGTGGTGCTAGGAACGAGGCTTATTTATATTTATCAGATGACGTGGACTACGTTTATTATATCGATAGTGATGATTGGCTATATGATGAAACAGCTTTAGAGAAAATTAACAATAAGTTACAGAACAAGCCTGATGTTTTATTTGTTGGCATGGCAGATTATAAAAATGGTAAAACAAAAGAGTGTTTTATTCCAGATTATAAAGACAAATATGACGCAATAAAAGGTTGGAGTGGTAGTTGTGGCAAGGTAATAAAAAAGAGCCTAGCGACTAGACAAGAGTGCCTATATAATGAAGGAACGTTGAAAGAAGATAAAAACCAGCATTGTAAAATTTGTTTTTATATGAATAGTTTTAATTTATTAAAAAAGCCAATTTATGTTTGGAATAGAGAAAACTTAAAATCAGTTACTACAATTAGAACGAAAAATCCCACGTGGGAAACTAGCACTATAAGGCATTGGGCTGATACAACGGAATTTTATTTAAAAATAAAAGGCAAGGATAAAAAGATAGATAAATTTATGGAAGAAAGGTTAAGACTTACGAAAAAGGAGATATTAGATGGAAAAGATAGACAATGGTAATATTAAGTTAAGTATTGTTATTCCTTATTATGAAACTTATGAATTGACTATGAAATTATTAAGAGAATTAGCGATACAGAAAACTGATGAAGTTGAAATTATAGTTGTTGATGATTATTGCAAAAACGAATTTTCTAATATTAAAGCTGATAGCGATGATATTTTGTTTAAAACAAAGGCTTTAATAATACCACATGGAGAAAATTTAGGTGTTGCTAAAAGCAGAAATAATGGAATACACATGGCACACGGCAAATATATAGCTCTAATAGACTGTGATGATATGATAACAATGGATTATGTTGACACACTTTTAAAAGCTATTGATAAATACGATACAGACGTTATAAATTTTAATTGGTACGATATGACTGAACACCACGAATTTAGAAAGCCTGATAATTTTGCTCCGTGGAAAGCCATTTATAAAAAAGAAACTATGCCAAGATTTAGAGAAGATATGGAATATGGGAGCGAAGATGTTATATTTCAAGGAGATGTCCAATGTGGGATAAATAGTGGCAATTTATCCGTTACTTATTTGGATAAACTATTATATTTTTATAATTCTAATAGAGAGGGTAGTCTTTTGTGGAAAAAGATACATGGGGTGAAATTATGATATACATTATAAAACACAAAGAATATAACAACCCAGTACCTAAACAATATAAAGAAAAATATGTCGGCGAAATGTTTAAATATGATTATAAGAAAGACAATATCAATAAATTTAACCCATACATAAACGAGGCGACAGGTTTATATGATATATGGCGAAACAATAAAGATGATGTTATTGGCTTGGTTCATTATAGACGTTTCTTTTGGAATAAAGAAAATATATTGTCTTTTAAAGACGCAAAATTAATTTTAAAAGATTATGATATGATTATTCCACATGATGTGATATTTAATAAAGGAATTTATGAACAATTACGAAGTGAGATAGAAAATCCTGATGTACTCGACAAATATTACAATAAATTAATTAAAGAAGAGCCACAATTAAAAGAGTGGTTTGAGTTTAAATCTTTCAATCCAAAAGAGATGTTTGTCTGCAAAAGAGATGTTATTAATGATTATTGCAGGTGGCTATTTCCATTGATATTACCAATTGTAGATGAGTTTATAAAAGAAGATGCTGATAAGGTTATAAATAAACGCATGATAGGACATTTAGTAGAAAGATTATTTGCTTATTGGATATGGAAGAATAAACTAAAAGTTTATAAAATGGATATAAAGGAGGTGTAAAAATGGTAAAGTGTAAAGTTATAAGAAAATTTACTTTGAAAGATTTTGATAAACTTAAAAATGTCGTTAGAGGCGGAATAAAAAAAAATCATGGTGAATTATATATCAATGATACTTTTGAATGTGATGAAAAAATGGCTGAATATTTGACAGGCAATAATAAAAATAAAGATGTTGTTGTTAAAATAATCGAAGTAATACCTGAAATTAAAAAAGAAGTAAAAATAGAAAAGCCTAAAAAAAAGAAAAAAAATAGTAAGAAATAATCTTGCTTTTTTTATTGTATTTTACAGTTTAAAAAAGATATGCTATAATTTAGACGTAGAGTTGCACACGACACAAATTAGTGGCAAGACAAACTTAAAGTCTTTAAAGTAAAGGAGAAAATGTTATGGAAGATAACAAAGACGTTCAAGAAACGGAAGAAACAAAAGTAGAAGAAACTACTCAAAAAACATACACGCAAGAAGATTTAGACAATTCGTTTAATGCTGGTCGAAAAAAAGCTAGTAAAGATTGGCAAAAAGACGAAAAGTATAAAGATTTCGTTGCATGGAAAAAAACAAATCAAAATGACAGTGAAAAGATAGCCGAATTAGAAACAAGTAACATATCAAAAGACAAAGAAATAAAAGAACTAAAAACATTATTAAAAATAAAAGATAGTGATGTAAAAAAAGAGTTCCAAGAATTTGTTGCTAGTAAAGTTATAAGTTCGGTCAATGATACTGTTGATTTTGATACAGCACTTAAAAACTACAAAGAAAAGAATCCACAATATTTTGGGGAAACTGTGGTTAAAAAAGTGCAGAGTTCACCGAATTTAAACGGTGGTACAAAACCAAGTACCGTTGATGAAATATTTAATAATATGATTCGTGGTGCTTAAAAATAAGAAAAGGAGAGATAAAGATGGCAAACATGATTACTAAAAGTGATGCTTCTGCTTTAATCCCTGAACAAGTATTTGGTGAGATTTTTAAAGAAGCACAAAAGTATTCAAAAGTTTTACAATTATTCAGAAGATTGCCAAACATGACTTCTGATAAAATGAGATTAAAAGTTGTTGATAGCCTACCTGTTACTTACTGGGTAAACGAATCAACAAATAATGGTAGAAAAGAAACTACTAAAATGGCGTGGGATAACGTATATCTTACAGCAGAAGAGTTGGCTGTAATAATCCCAATCAAAGACAATGTGTTAAATGACGCTGATATTAATATTTGGGAACAAGTAAAACCTGAATTAGCAAAAGCAATTGGTAAAAAAATTGACCAAGCTGTTTTATTTGGTATTGATGCACCAGCTTCATTTGGTGCTGGTATAATCCCAGCAATTGTTTCTAAAGCAAAAGCTGTTGAAGAAACTGGTAGATTATATAGCGATATCAATGATGTTATGACACTAGTTGAGGAAAGTGGTTACGAAGTAACTGGTTTACTAGGTGGTGTAGGTCTTAAAGGTAAATTTAGAATGATGACTGACACAACTGGACAGCCTTTAAACACTACTGAAATCGGTTCATTAAACAGAGCTTTCGTTGATAATGGAGCATGGGATAAAGACGTTGCTACATTAATTGCTGGTGACTTTAATGAAGCTGTTTATTCAATTAGACAAGATGTTACTTTTGATGTATTTAGAGAGGGTATAATCCAAAATAGTGATGGTTCTATTGCATATAACTTAATGCAAGAGGATATGTCTGCTATTAGAGTTACTTTCCGTTTCGGAACTGCTATACCTAATCCTGTAACTTCACTTGATCAAACTGAAAACAGATATCCATTCTCTGCGTTAGTGCCAGAAGGTTCAGTAAGTCTTTAATAAAGGAGGGCGTTTATGGAATTTAAAGGATATTACCTATCTTACGAAGATTATAAAGGACTAGGTGGAACTTTAGACCTAACGCCTTTTAATTTATTAGAATTTGAAGCTCGAAGAAAAATCGATTTGAGAACACAAAACAGGCTTGTGGGTTTAGATTATGAAGATATACCTGACGAAGTGAAATTGTGTGAATTTAAAATAATAAACACGATTTTGAAAGGGTATGATGAAGAAATCACAAGAGGTAAATCAAGTGAAACGGTGGGCAGTTATTCTGTAACATATAATGATGACATGAAAAAAGTTATCGAAAACAAAAACGCAGAACTTAACGATTTGATTTTAGCCGAGTTGTATGGTGTTATTATCAATGGACAGCACATCCTTTATTGTGGGGTGAGATAATGACGACTAATACAAATATGTCGGTGTTTAATAGAAATAAAATTGATGACGTATCTTCTGGAAGAAGTGTTCGATATAAAAAACATGTTATTGATAATGTGTTTTGGGATAGTGTTCAAACGATAACTAGCTCGACAGGTTTTGAAAAAAATAATAGTGTTGACGTGTTTATTCCTTTTGATAAAAACGATTTATCAGATTATAAAGAGCCTAAACAATACGAGGGGTTTGGTTGGACTTTAAGAAAAGGTGATTTTATAATTAAAGGTGATGTAGAAGAAACAGAAGTCGATGGAATTAAAGATTTGTCGGCTTATGAAGTCTTTGAAATAACCACGGCTGACGTAAAAGACTTTGGAAGTTCTAATATGCAACACTTTGAAATAAAGGGTAAATAATGAAAATAAGCTATGAATTAAAAGATTTTGAAAAAGGTAAAATTATTGATAAATATGGTTTAGGCGAAAATGGAAATGCTAGGCTTTATACAGCAAACAGGGCTTTTATCCGAATGCAAAAATATGTTCCTTTTCTAACTGGAGCTTTATCTACTACTACAACGGTTAGACCGGGTTCGGTTACTTATGAAGTCCCCTATGCACATAGACAATATGTAAGCAATAAAGGAAAAGGAATACGGGGCAAATACTGGGATAGAAAGATGTGGAGTGCCGAGGGCGATAAGCTCACTAAAGAAGTTGAAAAATACATGAAAGCTTTGAAAGGGTGATTAGATGATACAAAAATTAGTTGATTATTTTGAAAATCATGTAACACTCGCAAACGAGTTTAACGATATTTTAGTAGACTTTTTAGGAGAAGAAGCCACTACTTATTCTATTGAACCTATACCGACCGAGCAAGTGTCAAGACCTTATACAGACGGCGGTTCGCTTAATGAATTTGTGTTTCAATTTGGAAGTAGGGAGTTTTATGACGAAAGTCTAACTCAAAATATAGATAATTTGGATTTTTATGAGAGATTTTCAAAAGAGATAGAAGAAAATAACGATAAACGTATATTACCTGATATTGATGGCATTCAGGGTATATATTGTAAAAATAATGGTACTATTCAAGACATACAGAATGGTACAGCAAAATATGGAATACAGATGAGTATAACATATTTAAAAGATAAATAAAGGAGGAAGCAAGATGAATGAAAGGTCTTTAGTTAAAAGAAGTGACAAAGTACCATTCTTCGGAAATATGTCTACTGGAACAGAAACGTTTAATAGAATGCGTGGTTTTACTTCATTTAGTGGAAGTAAAAATGCTATTGAATATACTAGACATTATATTGACGAAGATATGGAAACGACTGATGTTACTGGTTATTCTCCTAGTATTGGATTTGGTTTTGACCAATATCACAATGATCCAGTTCACGAAGAAATGGTTGAAATTCTCGATAATGAATATACTGGCACAGAAGCTAGAAGAAATATTGTTATAGTAGATTTTTCTAGCCCTACTACTGGAGGCTATAAAGCAGTTAAAAGAGAATATTCTATCATCGGAGATTCAGAAGGAGATAGCACTGACGCATATACTTATTCTGGTACATTTAGAGTAACAGGAAAAAGAATTGAAGGCGTGGCTAGTTTAAATAGTGATAATTCTATTGCCACATTCACAGCAAATACGCCAGTTAGTTTATAATAAAAATAAGGAGGTAGTTTATTAATGAAAATAAACGGTGTAAATCTAGGTGATATAGATTTTACAGATGCAGATTTTCTTGAAAAGTTGGAAACTGCAAGTAAAAAGGTTTATGAAGAAACCGATAAAGTTAAAAAAAATAATTATACATTAGCCGAAGGCATAAGGCAGGAATGTAAAATAATAAAAGATTTCTTTGATTATGTCTTTGGTGAAGGTAAAAGCGAAGAACTTTTTAAAGGTAAAGATAGTTTACATTTGTGTGTAGAGGCATTCATGGACGTAATAAAAAAGAAAGAAGAACAAGTTAAAAGTATAAAAGAACTTGCATCAAAATATAGTCCTGAAAGAGTGCAAAGATGAACATTTTAATTGATAGGCTACCAACAGACTATAAAGGACTTAAAATTGATACAAATTTTAGGTCTTTTATTTTATTTGAATTGTTAATGCAAGATACAGAATTATCGGACACAAAGAAAATAGAATTTGCTTTACAATTATTTTATAAAGATAAAGAATTTACAAGTAAAGAACAAATAAAAAAAGCTATTGATTGTATTTTATGGTTTTATTCTTTAGGAAAAAGTGAAGAAAAAAAAGACGATAAAATAAAAGAAAAAGAATATAAAAAACAAAAAGCTATATATTCTTATGAACATGACGCAAATCTTATTTATTCGGCATTTTTAAGTCAATATAAGATTGATTTGAATGACATTGATTATTTACATTGGTGGAAGTTTAAAAGCCTATTTGAGGGATTAAACGACGATAATAAGATATGTGAAATCATGGGATATAGAGCTGTGGATTTATCAAAAATAAAAGACAAAGACCGGAGATATTACTATAAAAAATTAAAACAAAAATTTGCACTTCCTGATAATAGAAGCGAAGAAGAAAAAGAAGAAGAATTTGCAAATGCTTTATGGTAGAAAGGAGGATGATATTATGATGAAATTAGATATTCAAATGTTTGCTGATGGTAAAGTAATTATACAAACTGATTTAGATAAAAGTGGGTTTGAAAAAGGTTTAAGTAAAATTCAATCGGCTGCTTCCACAGGATTTAAAGCGATAGCTGGTTCAATAGGAGTTGCAGCAACGGCAATGACGGCTTTAGTTGGTAAGTCAGTAACAATGGCTGGAGAATTAGAACAACAAATTGGCGGTACTGAAGCAGTGTTTGGAGATTTAGCTGACGTCGTTCAAAATAAAGCGGCAGGTGCTTTTGAAACAATGGGATTAAGTGCTAACGATTTTATGGCAACGGCTAACAAAATGGGAGCATTGATGCAAGGTAGCGGATTAAGTATAGAAGACTCTATGGATTTATCTACTAAAGCTATGCAAAGGGCGGCTGACGTTGCTTCTATAATGGGTATTGATGTAAACTCTGCAATGGAAAGTATTGCTGGTGCGGCTAAGGGGAACTTTACCATGATGGACAATTTAGGTGTGGCTATGAATGCTACAACTTTAGAAGCTTATGCAATGAGCAAAGGTATTGAAACATCGTATAATGAAATGGATAATGCGACAAAAGTTGGCTTGGCTATGGAAATGTTCCTCGAAAAAACAGCTTATGCGGAAGGCAATTATGCAAAAGAAAACGAAACGTTCGCTGGTTCATTTACAACGTTAAAAGCAAGTATTCAAAACTTTTTAAGTGGTGCTGGTGATATAGATTCTGTTATAAAAAGTGTTATGGGCTTTAGTAAAATTTTAATTAAAACAATCGGAGAAATGGCTCCACAAGTTGTAAAAGGAATTGTAGATTTAATAAATGGAATTGCCCCAGAAATTCCAAGTTTAATTCAACAATTATTGCCTATAGTTATTCAAGGTTCTCTTGATTTAATAAATGGACTGGTAGCTGCACTTCCTACTATAATTCCTATATTGTTGCAAGGTATCATTTCAGCTTTAGAAGGACTTTCTGAAATGCTTCCAGATATTTTAAATGCTTTAATACAAGGAGCTATAACGATAATTAATTCTCTTGCAGAACAAATGCCGACCCTTATTCCAATATTAATTACTGCTATTTTAGATGGCTTACTTACAATTTTAGATAACGTTGACCAAATGGTAGATGCTGGAATTAAGCTTATTATGGGATTAGCTGATGGAATAATAAATGCGTTACCTATTATAATTGAAAAAGCCCCTGAGATAATTGACAAATTAATTACTGCTCTCGTCAATAATCTTCCAAAGCTTATGTCTGTGGGACCACAACTTATAGGGAAATTGGCTGTTGGAATTATCCAAAATTTGCCTAGTTTGTTGTCTAAAATTCCAGGTATTATAACTTCAATTGTTAATGGATTTTTAAAGGGTGTAGGAAGCTTTGCTAATGTTGGTAAGAATTTAATAAAAGGATTATGGAATGGCATTAATAACGCAAAAGATTGGGTACTTGATAAAATAAAAGGATTTGGAAAAGGTATTTTAAATGGATTAAAAAGTTTCTTTGGAATCAAATCTCCATCTCGAGTTATGCGTGATGAAATAGGAAAATACTTGGCAGAAGGTATCGGAGTAGGTTTTGATGAAGAGCTTAACGATATTTATAGAGATATGAAAAAGGCTATCAATTATGAAAATGCAAAACTTCAAGCTAACGTAGAAACAGGTAAAGTATTTAACACTTTAGCAAACACTACACCAATTGCAATAAGCCTAGATGCTGAAGTAGAAATGGATAAAACTAAAGTTGGAAGAATTGTTACACCAGTAGTAAGCGAGACTTTAAAAGCGGGTGGTTTAAGATGATAGAATATGGAAACGTACAATTGCCTTTGCTCGAGGGGTATGAGTTGACGAAATCTAGTCAGACGGTATCGTTTAGTAATTTGACATGTGATTTTACAAATCATACCTCTGAAGACCTCCCACAAAAATATCAAGAGTGTAGAATTTATGTAAATGGGATTTTAAAATTTACAGGTTATATAAATGGATATTCTTTTAGAGAACTCCGAGAAAAAGATAAGTTTTTAGAAGTTACGTTTGAGTTGTTAAGTCCGATGGCAATGGCTACTATTAGAACGCAAATGGCTAGTGGTAATTATAGTTTAAAATCGTTGATAGAATTTGTTTTCGAACCATTAGTTGAGGATGGGTTTACAATCCGAGAGATAAACGTATCTGATAGAAAAATCAATGTAAACTATGTCTGTGAAACGATAGAATATATCATGAGTGATTTATCGTCTAGCTATAATTTGTGGTGGTTCATTGACGAAAATAAGCAAATATTTGTCAAAGATATTAACAGTATGTTAAACGAAGAACCAAAGCATATTTATAATGGTAATCATAAAATAAATGGTTTACAGTATTTAAAACCAACAATTTTATCACAAGACTATGCTAATGTTGTAAACTTTACAAACGTCCGTCTTTATCAGATGTCAAGGCAAAACTTTGATGATGAAGTAAATAATCCATTACTTAACGAAAAAAACGTAAATATAAAAAACGGTGATGAGGTAGATTTTAATTATCCGATAGATTTTAAACAAGATAATATTTTAAAATCTGCCGACAGTTTTATTTTAAATGAACAATTTATTTTCGGTTTATATATGTCTGGGATATACACAGATAACAGCACATTTTCTGTTTATATGCAATATGATACAATAAACGACGTATGGTCGCAAAGTAACAATTTTGATTTTGATGGAAGTGTGGAAACCGATAAAGAGTTTTTGTTGATAAGAGATGCATTCTTTTCAAATTTGGTTATAGGTTTTAAATATAATGGAAGCAAAACTATAAAAAATATAACTATTATTGAAAGCGATAGTGCTTTAATTTGGAATATTAATAAATTTTATAATGATCGTGGTATTGAAGATAAAAAAGGAAAAATAACACCAACAGGCATTATTGAAATAACTATTGACATGAATGAACAATGGAAAACATTACCAGAGCTTATGGATATTGGGGCATCTTATATAGAAAAATCAAGTCTTGAATTAGATGGACAAATAGAAATAGGAATAGACAGAGATACGTTTCAAGTTGGTGATATAATAGAAATAAATAAATTATTATTCAACGGAAAATATATCTTTACAAGTATTAAAGAAAACTATAAAAAAAATCGTTCACAATACACAGCGATTTGTAAAAACGTAAATATCGAGGATAGTTATATTAATTTATTCCGTGGAAAAACTAAACAAGAAAACAGCGAGAGAGTTTTTCAAACTTATATTACTCACTATACTCAAGAGGGTATTAAAGAAAGCCACGAGGTGGTAAGATGATAATTAAAAATGATTATATAAAAATAAAAGGCGATAGAGAAATAACTCTAAAAAATTATATTTATGATATTTATTTACAATTATTAACAGAAGCACAATATAAAAAAGAAGTTATGCAATTTGAAATGAGATATTGCTTCTTGAAATTTGACACGCCTT